GGTAACAGTATCAGCCATTGCTACTTGTTGAGCTCTTCACCCCTTTAAATAGGTTTACCGTCTGTGTACTGAACACAAGCATCAAAAGTATGAGCATCGGCCATGTCAGCATTGGACCGAGAACCATAAAAAGTATCATGTGCCATACCATAAACCCACCGTACACCGGCGTTTCCTTTATAAACGTGTAAGCCCCAGAGTCCTCTACAACTTTCCACAATTCCATGTAACTAGACTCCATTACTACTTCTGCGTGACATTTTTTTGGCTGCCCATGCAGCAAAAATAGCAAGTACAATGGCACCGAGAACAATCAATAATATAATTAACCATATCGGAAATGCGGGTTCTTCCGTTGCTGAAGTGTCGTCTTCGTCTTCGTCTTCGTCTTCGTCTTCGTCTTCGTCTGCTGTCAGACAACATCCAGGGTCACATGGAAATTGAGCATCACCTTCTTGGAAAGCACAAATCATGTTCGGACCAGACTCTGTTCCAGTTGCAGCCGTTATACCTGGAGTGACTTGTGCGAGATACTTACAGCCCTTTCCTTTGTACTGAAGACCACAATACGTCGGACCTGTTGTCGTGTACGTATTTCCAGTTCCACATAATCCGTTCTCCTGTAAGACGTACCCAGTGGGACATATTCTTTTCACGACAGTCGAACTCGTTGACGTGGAGCAATTTGACGAATCATTCGGAATTGGAAAATATCCCGAAGGGCACGTTGCAGGCACAGTTGCAAGTACATTTGAAAGGCACAATCCACTGACGCTGATTGTGGTGCCTGCTGGACATATTTTGAGAACTGTCACAGCTGAACCAGTTGGACGTCTACACCTCGTTTTATCCACTGGTAATTCAACGTAGCCTTCTGGGCAAACACCCAAGCTCATTTCTACTTAGAGCTTAGGTTTGTTTTTTGTGCACAATGGAGTACGGAACCCCGGTAAAGATCCCAGATGGACGTTACTTCCTCAAGGTGACTTCCAAGGGGAATGATCGTGTGTTCCACCAGGTGAATAACATTCCCGTTGACGGTACCATTACGAAAGAGTCACGCCAGGTGACTCTGAAGGTGCCCTCAAAAACTTTGTTTGAAGGTATTGACAACGAGCTTCTCAGTCAGGCGGAGGTGAATAAGCTCGAGTGGTTTGGGAAGGATATTTCTGCTGAGACGATTCGTTCGGCGTACCAGGCGAGTCTGTCTGTTGACGGTGAGCTCACTGCATCACTGGCGGCGATCAAGGGTCAGGTGGTGGCGACGTTTTTCGACGCTCAGAAAAACCCAATTGATGAAATTTCAGGAGCATGCGATTTTCTGTTTGAACTGGCTGGTCTCTGGTTTCTGAAGCGTTCGTTCGGTCCAATCTGGCGCGTAGTACAGGTTCGTCAGCGCGTAGGACCCAAGCCAAAAAAGTATCCAATTGAGTTTCAGTTTACAGACGAGCCAGAGGCGGAGGAGGAGGACGACCCAACAGATTATCTCGACTAAAAAAAAAGTATAGTTCTATTATAACATGGACGGCAAAGGTCTGGCAATTCTGGTTCTTTTGTTTTTGATCGCACTCATGGTTCTGTATCCCCAGAAGCGCAGTGGGTACGAGCCATCAGACAACGAGCCAGTTGGTGCCTCCCCAGTTGATAATAAACCAGCAAGCGACGGTCCCCGTATTATGCAGGGCGGTGGTCACATCTCTGCTCCAGGTGGCACGTTCACATCTGTGGATGAGCCCGCTCCATTTGATATGGGTGGTTCCGGTGTTCGCACAGTCGACATGCCAGTGTACGACAATACCAACGTGGGTCTGATTCCCAAGGAGGTGGTGACGACGGAGGATTTCGGTCAGTTTTCCCCAGACGCAATTCTGTCTGGACAAAACTTCCTGGATCCCCGTGCTCAGATTGGTTTCCCAGAGACGATCGGCGGTAACCTGCGTAACGCAAACCGCGATTTCCGCTCCGAGCCACCCAATCCCCGTGAGGCAGTGAGCATCTTTAACCTGTCCACAATTCCCCCAGACACCATGCGTCCCAAGTTTGAGATTGAGAACAACTACGAGAAGTAAACGGAACAAGTCGCAGAACGACAGACTTAAAAAATAAACAACTCTAAATATCAATAATGGACGAGTTTAAAGCCATTATGACCGAGTGGCTTTCCTTGAAGCATCAGCTTTCTGCTGCACGGAAAGACATGGCTGTATTGAATAAGCGTGAGAAGGAGCTGCGTGCACAGGTTCAGGGACACATGAAAGAGATTAAAGAGACCCAGGATGTTGACACGGTCAAGGTGAATCAGGAGAAGGTTTCCTTGCATACCAAGGAGACGCGCGGCAGTATCACCAAGAATGTAATTCTGACTGGTCTGCGTGCTTATTTCGGTGGTGACGAGACGCGCGTCGAGCAGGTGTTTCAGGCAATTTTGGACTCTGCTCCAGTCAAGGAGCGCAATACAATTACGGTAAAACAGTCTAAGGACTAAACCCGTAAGAAAAGTAAGTACAATGGGGTTTAACAACGAGTATCGCGATGACGCTCTCTTTGATGCCGATGCGTTCGATGAGACGTACGACGAACAGGAGGATCGTGAGCTCGTGCTCGATCCATCAGAGTGGCACGATTGGCACTCCGAGGATGTTCTGAATATGTGGATGTCTCTTCGTCAATACCTCGAGGACAATCACATGTCCAACACACTCATGAACAAGGCAACCTTCCATAACTTTGCCGAGTTTGTCCGAATCTTTTCTCAATAAATAGTATCCATGGATATCACTGGTCCCAAGATTCTGACTCCAACAATTCTGTTTGCTCTGCTGACACCAGGACTGCTCCTGCGCGTGGGTCCAAGCCCAGTCCTGGTGCATGCCCTGGTGCTGTCCCTTGTGTACTACCTGATTGCTCGCTTCGTTCTGAAGGTGTCCCTGCGCCCAGCAGATCTGATTGTGCCAGCCGTGCTGTTTGTGCTGCTGACGCCAGGTGTGCTGCTGACTCTGCCACCAAGCACCAAGGGCATCTGGATGTCTGGACAGTCTACACTCCTGTCTACAGGCGTGCACGCACTGGTGTTTGCACTGGTCTTCTCCTTCCTTCGTAAGAATTTCGCATCTTACTATTAAATGAATGGACAGAAGTATGTGGGTCTTCTCATGAACTCACGAACGCAGTCCCACGCTTTCCATCTGACGACTAAATCATTCGCAGAGCACAAGGCTCTTCAGGCGTACTACGAGGGTATTGTCCCTCTGCTTGACAGCTACGCAGAGGCGTACATGGGAAAATACGGTCGTTTCCGTAAAATTGTCGTGGGTCGTCGCACCATTGCACGTAACCCCAAACTGTACTTTCGCATGCTGCTCACCCGCATTCGTGCCATGCGTCTCCCCAAGGATACCTACCTGAAGAACATTCAGGATGAGATCACAGCCCTCATTCGTTCAACTCTTTATATGTTGAGCCTTAAATAGAGTTTAGACACATAGTTTATACATGAAGTACCTGGCCATCGGTCCAGGTGCAATGACATATTTTGCGTTTCTCGGTGCACTCGGTGCACTTCGAGATTGTCAAGAACTTGACAATCTCGAAGAAATTTCAGGTGCAAGTGCCGGTGGTTTGCTCGCATTCTTTTACATTGTCGCCGAAGGAAACATCAAGACGATCCTTGATTATTCTTTGGAAATTCCAATTCACACCATCATGAAACCAAACCTTCGATTATTCTTGAAGCATTTCGGTCTCGTGAGTCACAAGAAAATTAGGAACGTCATTGTCGACATTATTCGTGTATTTTTCAGTCAAGAAGATTTGACGTTTGAACAACTCCACGCGTTTCGCCCAAACATGCCCACGTTGCACATTAGCGCGTACTGTGTCAACTTGCGACGGACAGAATACTTTTCACGTGAAACGACTCCGAACATGTCAATCATAGATGCGCTGTGTATGACCATCGCAGTTCCATTTTTATTTGCATCAGTGGAACGTGACGAGCATAGGTACATTGACGGTGGAACCATGGAAGAGACACCAGCGTCTGTTTTTGTAGGGAAGAATGATGTGAAGACTATGCGGTCAGTGTGGTTCAACGAAGAACTATGTTACAGTACGACCAATCTGAAATCCTACGTCACAAGTATTCTTTATACAACAATGCATCTACGGCATAAATACACATTTCCTACAATTGACGTGGACATGTCCAAGTTTCAACTGTTTGATTTTGAAATTTCTACAGAGACGAAGTTGAAGCTGTTTTCATTTGGATACCACTCCACTTTGACACGGGCTGTGAAATCATGTACGATTTGCCATCCAGGACTGGATGAGCCAGTGCGAGAACATCACACAGATCAATGACATCACACGGTGCAATGTGCTTTTGGGTATAGTCTCGATTATCTTGTATAAATCGCACAAAATCCTCGAGACGTGCGGAAAACTTCATGTTTGTCCATCCGTTCATAGTCATCCATCGTGTATAGTCCAAGAAAAACTCCGGGCATCGCGTCGTGAGAAGGTGCTGCGTACACACCTTGGAAATTTTCGACCACCCGGGAATTGTCGAGTGATCCGGAAATGCTCGGAGATTTTTAGGAAACAACCTGGTTTTGAAGTGCGTGTCGGTTACATTTAGAATCTCGAGCTCATTGTCCATTGCGTGTGCGAGCCAATTCCCATCCCCCTGTTCCCATACCGTGTGCATAAACTCACACAGTGCATCACGAAATGGAAGAACCTCTGAGGAACCTCCATGAACAATTGTACGTCCAAGCTTTGCTTGTACATTTGGATTTTCACTCACGTAAGGATCGTCGAGCGCTTCGCGTATGAAGATGGTTCGTAATACACCTCGAGTGATGGAACGATTTTTACGAAACTCTGCTTGTACGCCACGTCCGTGCGACACCCACTCCTTCGACTCCTTTACATGCACAGGAACAAAGCTTATAGAATGAATAATCTTTTGAGCCGTCGACTCAAAGTCAGCGACAACGTACTTCATTCTTGTTTTGACCTGGATTGAAATTTTTATCTGCGCCCAAAATAACAATGCTTATTCGTCGCGCATATATGTACCGTCGTACGATTAGTGTTCCAGCGAGCCCGAGCCACAAAGCGTACACTCGTCGTATTTCAGGTGGTACAGTTCGCGTCAAGTCCGCTCTCATCCGCAACCGCGGACTGCCAGGCAGAGGTCCATTCATCCTGCCCGCGTTGACCCCAGGTAAGCTGTACGGTTACTCTGTGTCTGCATCCAACTCAAACCGATACAAGTCTCTGCGAATTGCCATGCACAAAAACTCACCACTCGCAGTTTTCCGTCGTCTCCAGGTACTCGCCAGATATCTGAAGCGTACATCACCACACGCCAAGAATACAGTTCTCAAGAATGCCGCCTGGGTCCGCACTAAATTCTAAACCTTTATAAATGAAGAAGGCTATTCTCATTGCTCTCCTTGCTCTGTTAGTTATTCTATTGTTGACAATGGGTGGTGGTGTCCGCGTCCCAGGTGAGACGACACAAAAGGAGCAGAGAGTTATCCGTGGCATGTCTATTGCCAATGAGATTTCTGTCTAGTCCTTCAGCGCTTCTTTCCAATAAGAATGATAATAATCAACCCAATGACAAGTGCGAGAGTAGCACCCCACACAATCTTTTGATTATCCTTTTCAAACGGCACTGGTGGTGGTAAACTCTCAGGGCGTTCAGGTGTAACCGGTACATGCACTGTGTACACCCGTAGCGTAAATGAATTCGTATCAAGTCCTCTGAAATTGAGAGGAACGCCGTCACGATCCAGCCAACTCACAGTCAGTCTGTCGAGTGAATCCAACCGCGAAGGAAACACAACAGACACGCGATAATCAGTCTCTTCCTTGAATGCTTTGATTCCACCTGATGGTACATCAAGTGGAATGATGGCAAATGAACGCGCCGACGTATTTCCGGTTGTTGTGTACACCCCCTGTGGATTGAGTATCAGTTTTCGAGCATCAGTTGTCAACGGTGTTCGAAACTCTTCAACATCAAGCCATACATAATCATTCATTTCGAGACTTACAATGTTGCTTGACACCACGTAGGCATTTGCAGTTGGGAAAAGCCCGGCGTACACAGGATTCGATGCAATTGGGTTCGATGCAATTGTTCCCAGAGGAATACCAAGAATGTCTGCAATTTCTTGCGTCTGTGTCGTCACCGATGTCAAGTTTCCTGTAAATATGAAACGTCCTTCGGCATCCAGATATGTCATCATTACATTCGAAGCTTGTTCCGAGTTGTTGAATGTATCAACAATTGAACATACCGAATAAAATCCAGGGTTGAATGAAACATTTGAAGTTGCCGAAAAGTTAAGAACGTTTGATCCGTTCGTCAAGTTGTACACGGTGTTTGGTATTTTTGCAGACACGAGGTCGATGCGCTCCACGTTGTGCATAGGTGTTTGAAGAAACAGCGTGTATGAATTTCCGGATGGAAACTGCGTCACGTCCCGCTGTCGCGAGTCGACGTACAAGATTGTCTCCATCTTCTAGTTAAAACGGAGATTAAAAGAAACAATAGAAAAGATGCAGTACTGGATCGACCGAGTTCGCATCCACGAGGGTCCAACTGACGTGACTGTCGTACCTGTAAGTTTTGTAACGGCAAATTTAATTCATCACGACCAACTTAACCGTCTTGTAGCTCCAGAAGATCAGATTGTGGATATAGTTGAGTGTGCCAGTAAAGACTGGGTGTTTGTTCTCAAAGCTGGAGATGTCCTACCCGTACAAATCATTGCATCCATTCAGACGACACTCGAAAACTCCAAGTTTGATGCTATGATGTTTCCAGTGGTTTACCGCGGCTTTCCAGTTTTCGAGAAGCGCTTTTACAAAAAGAATGGCTCTGGTGAGAACGTGCAGCAAGCGAATATGCCTATTTTCAACCTAAACCGTCCACCCGAAGATACATCATGAAGGAACACGTCAAGTCGATTGCAGGGCGAGTATGGCGATCACTCGGTCCTGGATATTCTGAACGCGTCTACCACAATGCCATGGAGGTTGGACTGCGTCAACTGAGCATCCCATACCAAACTGAACGAATCGTTCCAATTGTGTTTGATGACCACGCAATTGGAAACATTCGAGCAGACTTGATTATTGATTCGCGTATTATCGTTGAACTGAAATCGGTCAAAACCCTAAAAGACGAACATCGGGTCCAGACACGCATGTACATGCGTCTTCTCGGACTCTCCGAGGGTGTACTCATCAACTTTCCAAATTCAGGGAACGAACTTGAGGTGGAGGAGATTTAAATTTGGGTTGGGAGTTTCAGCATGTGGCTACATACTCCCATCCAAGGTCAGCGGTAATTTTCTTCCAAATGACATCGTGACGATACAATTTATCTTTGGATTTCAATAGTGGAAAGCACGGCAGGTATTGATCTTCGCCCAGTAATTCACAAAACTTGTACAACACGTAACTGTAACTCAAAAAGTTTTTACGGTTCTCCGGACAATGTTTCTCAAATGGTTTCTGAATTTGACCAAACATGAGTCGAAGTCTGTCTTCCAAGGCTTGAGGCATGGTTGGAGGTCGAACCCCGTTGAGAATCGTTGTGATATAGGGTGCATGTTCATAATATTTATTCATGTGAATCTTCTTCAGCATTTCACGAACCTTGCGATGAGTCAAGTCTGACTTGTCTTTGATACGTTGCTTTTTCACTTCATTTTGCAGTTGTTCAATCAGTTCTTTTGGAACACTTGTCGATTCCTTTGCCTGAAACTGATTCACCCACTCATTGAAATGATTCTCACGCCGATATGAATATACAACGTGACGTTCCATATCCTGTTCCTCCTTGAAACCCACCTCTTGACATTGAACGTAATCTGTCATTCCACATTTTGTACAAATCATATCGCTCGAATTCTCATCGTGTATGTGATCATGTGAACCACATCCTTTACACTTGGGCATGTACCCGGGGTTTTTCTTTTGCATCGGTTTCAGATGAGTCCCTTCAACATTCATCATATATTTTTCATATACATCCTTCTTCTTTCCTTCGGCGCTCTCAAACTCCATCAATAAAGGAATACATTCAGCCATGTAGTTGTACATTTCTTGTTCCGCCCCGGCTTCCCCTTTATGTATTCGTTTTTGAAACTCGGTGAGTCTTTCTTGATAGCGTCCTTCCATGATATTAATTATGTCACTTTCTTTTAGTTAATGGACATTATTCTGAATGTCATCACTGGAATCAGACCGAAAAATTTTCAGGTTCATCAAATGTTTAAACAACAAGGGGATGAACTAATACCGGTTTACAAACTCAAACCAGGAGAACACGGACACGTTGATTACTACTTTGGGGGTAAGTTGTACACGCATCTCGGGACATGGCCTATACGGAACGCAGTGCCAAAGTTCTCCGTCCCAGTGCACACTGCTTTATTTTTTGACAATGAAGGGTCGCAGCCAGTGGTGTGCACGGATGTCGTCAAGCGACATTCGGGTCCTACACAATCACCCGTTTCATTTGACGTCTATGCACCTCGTCCACATTTCAGCATTTCATTCCATGGAGGATTACGCATCTCAATTGGAATCAAGTGGGTCCTCAAAAAAAAGGTGCAAGGAAAACTCCACGTTCAGGATGTACTCGGTCATGTAAGTGTTCACTCCGCCTTGGGTGCCAAGTAAAACTTGAGCTCACCCAGATTTGCCACCGTGTATCGAAACACAATGGGCATGTTTTCTTCATCCGCGTGTTGCAATAGCTGGACACTCGCACAAAGACTCGTCGCCCGTGTAAACATTGTAATGTACTTGAGCGAAAATATATTTCCGAGTGGCTTTTTACTTCCGGGCTCTACACACTCGATGACCGTCTTTTGATTTGCAAACCCACCTTCGCACTCGAGCTCAAGCGCGTGCTCCGTGCGCGTGATCCGAATATCATTCGCCAAGTTATTCATGTCACGCGTGACACGCTGAAAGTCGACGCTCGGAATTGTCGTGAGAATATTCATCTCAATTTCCGGAACGGACAACATGTCATCATTAATGTCAAGCAGCTTAAACTCGAATGACGTTGATGACTTTTTGGCTGCACTCTCGACGTGAATGTGGAGCAAGTAGTTGTCGTCGATACGCATGCTCAGTGTGTCAGTGTTGGTCACAGACTTGAGCAACTTGTATGTGTTTGACACGTTGAGTCCTGCTGTATGTTCTTGCTCGCAGTGATACTCTTCAAAGTTTTCAGCTGGCATCACGAGATGTACCAGCGTCACCCGCGCAGTATCAAGAGTCACAATCGACAGTCCCTCTGGTCGAAAAATGAGATTTACGTCGTTGATGATATCCTTGAGGACTTCAAAAACTGTACGAAATGCACTCGCCTGAATCGTCTTGAAACGAACCATAATAAACTAGAGTGGGTTTGCTTTATTTCATTCCCTTTTGATAGGCATCCATCACTTTTCTGTTCACTCTTTCCTCGAGTTCACGTGTCATCGGAGGCGCCAGAGGTGCATTGAAGTTGTCAATGTCAAAGTAGTCTCCGGCGTCGTTGCCGTCCGTGTCATCCAGACTGGATACGGCGAGCCCCGACTGATCAAACTCTTCTACGCGCTCCTCTGGCTTCATTGACTCGATCCATTTACGGACGTCATTCCCTACGAGCAACTTGCCGTCATTGGTTACGAGTGTGGGTACACGAGTGATTTGTCTGGATGGGACACCGTGGGTTGAAACGTTGTGGACCCGTATGACATGAACGAGAGATGGATTTTCACGAATTTCCTGAAGAACCTGTGCACAATAAGGACACTTGTCACTATAGACCAGGGTGGCCATTACTATTAGTAACTTTTTGTACTCAGGGGGGAGACGCGCCCCTTTTTTCTCGATTACTACTAATATGAAGGACATTGTAGTATTTATCCTGCTGGCAATTTTGGGATTTTTGTTATGGAATCGCGGTATGGTTATGCGAGGGGAAGGATTTACTGATGTCAGTGACAAGGTTTCGGTGAACCCAGCTACGATTCAAACCATCATCAATGCAATTCAGGCTAAAAACCCCGATGTTTACCCAGTCCAAACAATATACATCAACCCGATGGAGGGTGACAAGGGATCCTCAATATTCAACGCGAGAATAATGTTCATCAATACCCGTGGGTACTTTGGTGTCCAGTATGACATCAAGGCTGATGCTGACGGCAACATACTGGAAATGTCAGAGCAGCCCCAGCCTGGTATAGGCGCCGCTGATGTGTTTGAGCCTTTTGGTGGCGGCGACTCGTACACGACGTTTGAGGATACCCAGGTTGCGCTGGACAAACAGTTTGGTGAGCTCAAAACACAGGTTCCAGGGTTTCAGTCCAAATTGGACACGTGGTTGGAGCAGATGCGCCAGTCGACAATGGCAAACGCAGCCACATCTGCGTGGACTGGGGCAGTCTAAAATGTAATTTACTTTTAGGAAATGATATCGGCTCAGGAACTCGCTGATAAAGACAAGAAGAGGCTTGAGGTCCGAAAGACGACGTACAAAGCAATTCTCGAACAGCTCTGTCGCAAAATCAAATCTGCGTCAGAACTTGGAGAACGTTCCGTATTTTTGACAATTCCAATGTTTTTGATAGGATATCCTGCGTATGACATTGAAAAGGCGACAGATTACATTCAGCGTCAGCTTGACCGACTCGGATACAAGGTTATCAAGGTGGCACAGGGCACTTTGGGCGTCAGTTGGGGAGACACAAAGCCAAAAGGTCCAGTGATTATCGATCACTCTGCTGAAGAGACGACGAGGAACATATCATTGCCATCACTGGCAAACCTTCAAAAAACAGCTGCGAAATTGCGTGGAAAGAAATAACTTGAGTAACATCAATGGACTCGACAGCCATCCTTGTCGAGGCGGAACGCAAATTTATGATCAAGCTGTGCAATGCTATGACCCCAGTGATGATTGATTCGTTTTACGAGTTGTACAAAAAGTCTATTGAAATTTCAAAGGGTCGCCAGACATTGATTCGCTATCAAACATTTCTTCAGGAGGTTCAGCACTGGAACAACACCATGGTCAAGCAGCACACTGATACCATCATCAAGTCGTGCTCCATGTTTCCAAACTTGTTGGCGGCAGTGTTTGTCATCTCCGTGAAAATCATGTCCGCGGTGCGTATTTCGTCAGATTCCAAGAAGATTAACATCAAGCTGCCATCGAATGACGTGTTTGTGCATTCATGCTACATCGCAGCCGCAAAGAGTCTGTACGAGGATCCGTATGTTGTTGTTGATAAGATGACTGATCAGGAGCGTCGATCAAAGATGACTTCTCGTTTCAGCGACCTCATAAAGGAGGTGATTGATGATTTCATTCCAGTTCAGCAGATTCTTGACACGTACATTCCCAACTTTACAGGTGAGCTTGACATGTCTGGTGGTATAGCAGAAGACCCAGCCGACCCTGAAATGGCAGAGGATGAGCCCATGCAGGTTGCAACACCCCTTCCAAATACAGAGCCAATGGAGGAGGGAACGCCCGCAGCGCCCGCAGCGCCCGCACCCGAAGGCACGCCAATGGAGGAGGGAACGCCCGCAGCTGAGAACACACCAATGCCAGACGACGTCAAACAAGTTCCTGTGAAGATGCACCACGAGACGTTGTTTGACGACGCTCCTGACAAGTAATTTTCGTAATGTACAGTAGATGGATCATCATTTCCGTGACCCTATGAGCGCAGCTGCAATTGCAGCTGTAGCAACGATCGCCTATGTGTACATTCGTTCGTCAATGAACAATGAAAAGGCGCTCCCAAACTCTGCATATTTTAAACCAGCGTTCCTCGTCGGTCTTCTCGTGTACATTATCGTTCATCAGGGGAATGCTCATCAAGAGACAATAGCGACGACACCATATTAGTTTCTTGATTAAATATAAATGCCAAAAAAGAAATTAAACTTGCGTCGGGTTGTATTAAGTCACGAGGCTATGAAAACTGTAACAGATCCCCCACCCGAAGTTAAGGCTGCGATGCGGAAAGCGGCAAACTATATCTCAGCTGAAATGGTCAAAAACATGGCGGTTATGTCAAACAAAAACGCACCGGCACATAAAAAAGGTCCTGGACCAAAAACCGTAACAATGCAACGCAAGGGGCGTTTCGTTGTGACAGGAACTACTTAAAGTATAGAACGTACATTACTTCAATGGCGACCACGACGAATGCCTTCAATGATATGATGCAGCAGTTTCTCGACGAGCTTGTTCTCACCTTTCCCAATGAGAAGAAGCTGACCAAGTTTCAGAATTCCTTTGCCATTTTGCGCAAGGCGAATGCGAAAAAGCCTCTGAAGGAGTTTATGGAGAATGTAGGTCCTTATGCAAACCATTTGATGCAGAAGGATGAGGAGTTTTTCAAGACGCACGCGTCTGAGGTGCCGTTTCTGGATGACCTGGATATTCCTCGTCTGTGGACCGATGATCTGTCTGAGACGACCAAGAATGCCATCTGGCAGTACCTGCAGACGTTGTACATTCTGGGCACGACAATCTCAGCTCTTCCAGCAGACACTCTGAACATGATCGAGTCTGTGGCTCAGAAGTGCGCATCGCAACTGCAGGACACGGCAACCGCCCCAGATGGTACAATTGACGAGGAGGCGCTGATGAATAGCATGAACGGTCTCATGTCATCACTGCTCAAGGGTGGCAAGGGACCTCTTATTTGAGCCCAACGGACTTGTCCGCAAAAAATCTCCATGTAAAATAGAAGACGATGATTGATCTACGTGATTTAATTGCAAAAGATAAACTTCTCGATTTTTGGCCAACTGCTCGTCAGACGGCTGAAGAAAGAGTCCTTGCAACAACCCGCTTTATATTGTATGCTATAGTGCTCGTATATATTATTCGTCGTGACGCTCGCGTCGTTGCTCTCGGAGTTCTTGTACTTGCTGCTCTTTATGTACTTTACGGTATGAACATGATACCAGACGGTAAACGTGTCGTTATGGCTGGTCCTAAAGCAGTGAGTGGACTGCGCATGCCTACACGCGACAATCCCATGGCAAACTTTATGTTGGGCGACGACCCGAGTTTTAATCAGCAGGCGCCTTGGTATCCAAGCATGAAGAAGGAGGTGCAGCAGGAATGGATGTCCATCCACCCATTCGAACGTAAACGTGATGCAGAGCGTAATTTCTACACGACAGCCGCGTCAACCTGGCCAAACGACCAGGCTGCGTTCACAAATGCAGCATTTGGTAAGCCATTTGCACCAACGTGCCGTGACGATCCTGCATCATGCAATCCAGATGGACCATATGCCCGTGGTCCAGAGCCAATCCAGTTGCGTGGTGGCAATGGTCGTTAAGGTGCGACGCCCGTTGGACTAATAAAAATCTCCATCACAATTAATAATGCCGAGCAGTATACTTCAGCCCGGACTTCTCATGGTTGAAGAGGGTATATATTACGGTCCCAAAAACACAAACTATGAGGTGATGGTGATGACGGATGACGCCCTCCGTTCCCAGACGACATCTCGCAACAACAAGTACTATGCTGACAAGCCATACGACTTTCCAGACTTGTACATTGTCGATCCAGTAAACAAGTTTTTGTCATGGGATCCGACAAGTACGTATTCTATGTATCAGTCAATGTCATACGCTAAGCGCTATCCAACTGATAAGTAGGTCCGTTGGATAAAAAATAAAGAGTAAATAATAGATGGATCCCTTCAGCCTTGCCGCCGTTGTAGGATTGGTTTTCGCCGGAAAGAAAATCAGCGACGCCAAGGAAGATCAGGCTGTGCAGGCAACTATGCCTTCTGCAGTCCCAGCACCAGACCAAGTTTCAAAGTTTGACCTTGTCCAATACAAGTTTGCCCAACAGGATTTCCCCCTTGATCCTCTGAACACGCAGCCAAATTCAGGGCGTGGTTTCTCAGGCGGATTCCGTCTGCCACCCAAGGATGCCATTCCCAGCTTATCTGACACTGTACCAAACGGATCTCGTTTTCCGTTTGGTCAGCCAGTGTACACAACGGATGGAAGCCGTGAGCCAGTGACGAACAAAATGAACAATGTAACGCCCGCAGACAAAGTGTACGTCGGACGTGGTCTCGGTCTCGCGCCAGACGTTCCCGCATCAGGTGGTTTTCAGCAGTTCTTCCGCATCATGCCAAACAACATGAACGAGGAGCGTCTAACCAACCTGCCAGGCACGTGGGGCGGTCCAGCCAACCCAGTCATCAAGAATGGAGGCTCGACTTTTGGTATGATTTCTCATCCTGCAAAGGCGTCAAAGACTGCCACCCACGATCCCATTCAGAGCAGAGGACAAGGACAGGGTGGTGCCATCACGGCACCAGAGGGTCGTCCGGATTTCCAAAGAACACGTCGTACAACGAATCGCCAGGAGACTGGTTTGCGTAAGGATGGTCTCGAAATGGGAGCTGCGCAGTACATGGTGTACGAGGGATACGGATCTGCCTACGACGATCCAATGCGCTGGTCAAATAATCGCATCAATCCTGATCGTGCCGGTAATGGTGGTCGTATGAATGTTCGCGCAGACCCTGTTGGTGCTGTCGGTGCAAATACAACCACGCGCCTCGAGGCTGGTGCTCTCCCGGTTCGTCCCGCCGACGGAACTCGTGGTGGAACTACAGGTTCTCGTTACGTTCGTCCACAGTATGACAGACTTAATGTGTTCAAGGGGCAGACGGATTTCCGTTCAACGACAAATAATCTGGGTCTGGCGTCCAAGGTGCTCAACAACAACCCTTTTGCACATACATTTTCAGCCAAGGCGGAGACTGGCACGCCACTCGTCCAACCCGTGAATTAAGTTTATCACGTAACACTAAAAGATGCAAATTTGGAAGTGGCTTCTTCTCCTCGGTCTTTTGTTTTTGATTACATATCAGCCATCTCGGGGCGGGGGAAACCTAGTAAATTATTTTATTCACGGAAAAGTAGGAGGGAATGAATTCCCCGAGCGAGCAACCATGTCGGGAGAGGCACAAAAGTATAGCGATTCCAGTGACGACGATAAACAATAAGCAGTATATGCTTATTGTTCACGATCGTCGATACCAGGAGTGGACATTTGTCACCGGTGGGTGCAGACGACGTGAGGTGATCAATCCGTTGCGTTGTGCCGTTAGAGAACTCGAAGAAGAGACACGTGGAACCATCAACTTAAAACGTGGTTCGTATTCGTATTTCCAGTTTGCAACCAAGTACAAGGGACCAGGTGACTCAGAAGCGGACATTGAGGATGATGTGACGAGTATATATCATGTATATGTCATTGATCTCCCGATGACTGCACATGAGCACACGTACATCATTCGCCGTTTCAACGAGGAAAAGTCAAAGATGGAAAATCATCAAACATATTTTCGTAAAAACTATGACGAAAACGATGGAGTTGAATTTGATACACTCGAAGGCATCACAGCGCGTGAAAACCTATGGGATATGATACGTACACACGTTATTTCAAACCCAGATTTTCACGCAGCTCTTTCCTCATCCCAACGCGACTCTTTTTATTTTAGGTCGTAATAGTAATGCCTAATAACGCAGCAGCCTTGGAAAAGAAATTGGCTAATTTCTTTGCAAATCAACAAAAACGTGAAATCGCACGAGTTCAACGGGCATTGGTCAATAAAATAAACAAAGCAGTAGGTGTTAAGTATCTTGTCCAAAGCCCAAATGGAACACTTATGTATGCTACACGTACATCAGGCAAGAACAAGAACAACGTTAAAAAAGTATTAAAATATTAAGTGCTGCGATGAATTTCTACTGATAAAATGTTCAAGAGTATAAGAACATGACCAAGTCAAAGCGTATGTTTGCTGAGCTCCTCGTCCAGGCACAGGGTCACGGCGATGCAGAAGAAATTGCAAAAACCATGTCGCTCGTCGATATCATCTACGAAATGAAAAAGGTGGAAGAGGAGGCGAAGAAAAAGGCAGAGCCCGAGCCCGAGCCGGAGAAGAAGGCGGAGCCTTCTTCGACAGAGGCAGAGGAGCCAGAGCCAATTGTCGTCACAAAAATTAAAGACTTTTGGAGTCGTCTGACTCACGATTCTGATTCAGACTAAAATTCTTTGAATAGTGTAATGAAGAATTGTCGTAAAGCCGGACCGAAAAACAAGAGTTGCGTCCGAGCTTCAAACAAAAAGGTGTTCAGCTTGCCTCGAAAGTTTTCAAAAGTTCGTTGTCTCACTGGTCCTATTAAAGGGTTTACAATGCGGGCAAGTTGCGCACCGTATAAAAACAAAAAGCTCTAGGTAACCATGGAGAAATGGCGAACAGACAAGGGTCCAGGAACCCACGTCCTGATGGATGGTGGAATTCTTCAAGTTCCGTTTGAACAACTTGAAGAATTTTACACAGAATGTGTGCACGCAATTCGCACTGGAACAAAACTGTACGTTGTTGAGCAAAAAACGAACGTTTTCAAGTTTTTCGTCGATCTCGATTACAAGGGATCAGAAGCGCTTCCGGATGAATCCATCCTAGAACTCGTCCGTTTGATGCACTCTGTCGTACAAAAAGGACGGTGTTGTATTGCACGCGCAACGCCTCGAAATGTGGACAGTCTCGTAAAAACGGGTGTACATGTTCACTGGCCGGACATTTACGTAACTCGATCGGAAGCACTTGCTTTACGGACGCGAATTCTGCTCGAATTACCTGATGATCCTGAATGGAGTCAACGTATCGACGCGAGTGTCTATGGTGGATCAGGTCTTCGAATGCTCTGGTCACACAAACGAGAAAAGGGCATGGACTCTGATCCGTACGTACCATGGTGTGACCTCGATGGAAATAGATTTGATCCAGTGCCAAATGCAACCACATTGAGTCTGTTTGCACTCAGAACAGACAAAGAGTCCAATGATGCGGTCAATGTTGAAATCACGTGTGCACCTCTCGAGCGGTTCATACGCAAAAATCTCAAGGGGCAAGAACTCGCAAACGTCCGTAGAGTGATGCGAAAGGGTTCAGACCGAATCATCGTTCAGACGGATTCAAAATACTGTGAACGAATCCAAGGCGAACACAAATCAAATCACGTATGGTTTGGTATTACACGTGGTCGAATTTGTCAGCTGTGTCACGACGATGAATGTAAAGAGATTAAGTTTGTAGGTCGTGAACATATTCTTTCTCCAAGTATAGTAGAGGAATTACATAGCAATGTTGCTGTGGATAATTCTACTTTTGTGCCTATTCGTGATCTTGTTCCCGACTTTTGGTGGGAAGAAGAATCGGTTCCTCAGAGAGGTGCATCCTTACTCGGGTCTCGACCCTCAAACGTGGGAACTGCTTCAAAAGCATCTGGAACAGTACGAAAACACAAAAGCAAGTCTGGATCAAAGAGCCGCAGGGCTGTATTCAGCGATTGAGGATGTTCGAAATATAGGACTTTCCATTCGACGAGCAGATGACCACGAACATCAGGAAAGACTTGAAGACATTGCATTTCAGATGGGTGTAGAGGGTGAAACGACGTTGTTTGCTCTTGCACAAAAACAAGGGGTTTACTTCTTTCCAAAGTACTTAAACGATTTACCCCCTGAAAATACAGAGCCTGATGTCAACCGAACAGGCGCATCAATCAACGGGCATTTCCCTGACCCCAGAAGTCACGGGCAGTGAGCCTGTGACGCGTACTCGCTCAGGTCGCACGGTCAAGGCTCCAGTACGTTACACACCTCAGGAGGTGTGCGAGGATGATTACGCAGATGATGATTACGACACGGAAGAGTCTGGCAGCGTTTCGTCTGAGGTATCATATGACACGGAGGATATCTCAAGCGAAAGTGATGCGGATGTTGATGGAAATCTGGAAGGTTTTGTAATTGAAGATAAAACTAGCAGTGACTCTGATAGTAATGGATCGGATGTTCGATCCGTCTCCGATGAGACCGACGTTTCCGGTGACCGAGACGAACGGCGACCCGCAGCAGCACCAGCTCGTGGACGAGGTCGAGGACGAGGACGTCCACCATCAGCAGCACGACGCGCGCTCGTACTATGAACCAAGCCCACGTGTATTTCACGCACAGAATCAACAAATTGATATGCTTGAGAAGGTTTCAAAAGAAACTATAATTCTTATATTTGCTGCATTTTTCATTGGGCTGCTTCTGGGGAAATCACTGACTCCGGTGATTCTGAAGCACTGATTCCAGGCTGGTCACCTAAAAATGGAATTGTAGGTGATGTCAAAGAGGGTATGTATTGACCAGAGTCAGGTGCTAGCGCGGAACCTCCAAAAGTATTCCCATTTACGTCAACTCCTTGAATATTCGTTAAAACTTGATTTTCAGGTACGGGCATGAGATTATTTGTTTCAACTGTGGACATGAGATTACTTGTTTCAGGTACGATCATT